TAGATAATAATATTTCGTTTATAAATAGCGATATAGTTGGTTATTATATAATTTATTATAAAGTTAAAGTATCTGAACATCATAGCAAAGAAGCATTACAAGATGATGAAGATTATAATGAATTTTTAAAATTTTTAAAAAGTTATAATATTCCAATTGATAATATATATAATTATTTAATATTAACTGTCAAATTAGATGAAAGTATTAAATCAAAATCCAAAACAAGTAAATCAAAATCCAAAACAAAATCAAAATCAAAATCAAAATCCAAAACAATGAAATCAAAATCATATTCCAAAGAAAAAGCATTAATGAGATTATCTGAAGGAAATGAAGATGAAGAAAATGAAGAAAATATATTTGATAAAGATGTCAAAATCGATAAAGATAAACTTGATTATGTTAAAAAATTATGTAATGATTCGCATATATGTTTTTCTTTTGGTAGAGAAACCGATTTTTTAATCATCTATTTTAATTTTAATAAAAATTTTAAATATGCAACCGAGATTCATCAAGTAAGTAAGGGGATTAATGGAATTGTTGAATTAATTAAATATGAAAGAGATTCATATAATGCTTTTTCGATTCTAAAAAGAATTAATGTAAATAAAAAAAAATCAAAAATGAATACAAATCACGCTAGTTATCACGCTAGTTTAAACAATCTAGATAGCTTAATGTACGAATATTTTGTTGGAAGATTTTTTATAAACCATATTAAAAAAAAATATCCTATTTTTATAGAAACATATGGATTTATAGAAGATTTAAAATTAGAAAATAATTTAGTAATGACAAGGGGTTCGTCAAGAAGAGAAAATTATGACATAACATGGAATCCATTAACATTAGATTCTCTAAAAAATCTTAAAATAAAAAATATTGATTATAGAGAAATAAATGATGTATTATCTATTGCTTGTAATAATCCATATAAAATCGGATTGTTAACTGAAAATATATTTAATTCACATACATTAAATTGGGTTTTAAAAAATGATTTAATTTTTTGGAAAGATGACTTGATTAATGTATTATTTCAAATATATTATTGTTTAGTAATGATTGGGAATGATTTCACACATTACGATTTACATTCTGATAATGTTATGATATATAAGCCAGTAAATGGTGGTTATATTCAATATAATTATCATTTTGTAGATAATCATAAAGTAATTAGTTTTCAGTCTCAATATTTAGTTAAAATAATAGATTATGGAAGATGTTATTTTAGAACACCAAATATAAATTCAAGTGACATATATACAATGCTTTGTAATAATCAACAATGTAATTTTAATACAACTTGTGGTAAAACAAAAGGGTTTAAATGGTTATCTGACCCTATGGACATAAAAGAAGATTATGATTATTTAAATAGTTCGAGAAAAAATATTAGTCAAGATCTAAGATTGCTTAATTATATAAATCAATCTTTATTACTTGATACAAGAAATGTCGAATCTTTTTTGGGACAATTTGATACTCTTCGAGGACAACTTTTTTATAAATTATTTACAGATGTTTATTACGAAAAAGAATTTGGAGCAATAGAAAAAACAATTAATAACCACCCGAACCATATAGTTAATATTAATGACGCATTAAGAAGAATCATACAATTAATGAAAATACTACCAAAAAATAAATATCCAAAAGATAGGTTAATTGGAACATTAAATGTTTATAGTGATGGTAGAGATATGGAATATATTTAGGAATAATATTTTCATAATATATGCCGAAAAGTAGATCAAGAAGTCGATCAAGAAGTCGATCAAGAAGTCGATCAAGAAGTCATTCTGGAGAGAGAACACACAACCGTACTTTATTAGAAGAAATATTTGGATTAACAAAAATTCCTCACGATGCTCCGGCACACGAAAGAGTAAATGTTACAGTTCGTAATATTCATAATAAAGCACGGTTGTTAGACCAACGTATGAAAGAAAAATATGGTCGTGGTGGTAAGAGAACTAGGAGAAGAAGGAGACGTTAAATTACCATTTTGTTTTTTTCACATTGATTCGCTGTCCTTGTCCTCTTTTTTTCGTATTATTTGGGTCATATTTTTCATCTTCATCATCTGAATTCATATCTTTACTTAACTCCCAAAATTCTTTACTTCCTAACTTAAAATCGTTATGCATATCTGCTTTATACCAAAATACTTGTTCGGATAATTTATTCGATTGAGCACTATTATTAATCACTAAACATTCATAATTTTCAGTACATTGATCCATAACTTGACAAAATGATTCAAACGTAGGAAACATTCCTGCATAATTTTCATATATACGTTTGCGATTGGAAATATATGGTTCTCTTAATATAAAAACGTAATCGATATTTGTTCTTAAAGAAGGAGGAATGCCTAATGGATATTGCATTGTGATAATTAACATGATTCTCCAATGACGTCCATTCATAAACAATAATCTCATCATCTTATCTCTTGTCCATGTACCATCATATAAACAATCATCTAATATAACAAATGAACGTGGGTCAATATTTGTTTTTTTAAATGTTTCCATTTCTCTCTTAATTTGTTTTAAAACAGTTTTTTGTCTTTTTAATATATTCTCTACAATAGTAGTATTATATTCATTATGAATAAATAATTTAGGCACCATTTTACCATAATAACCATTACCTTCTTCTGTTCCAGCAACAACAACGCCAATTGGAACATCTTGATGATAATAGAGAAGGTCACGAACTAAATAACTTTTTCCAGTTCCTCTTCTACCAATTAGAACGCATACTGGTGCTTTCATTTCATTCGGTTTAAAACTAATATTTTTCATATCAAACTTTTTTAACTCTAAAGTCATTATAATTATAAATCTATATTTTTATAATTATATTACGCAAAATTTGAGTTTAAAAAACATATAAATAATATACTATTTAGCTAAAATGAATCCGTTACAGTTAAATTACGAAAAACGAAAAAATACTATTTTATTTGATAAATGTAAAAGTTCAGATATATTTCATTTTGATGAAATACAAAATTATATTCCTATTTACAATAATTTTTTCGAATTAAATGAAACAAATTATAATAATATTAATTTAAATCATTCCAAATACATTTATGATATTTCTTTTTCTGAAAACAATGAATTGGAATTTTATATAAAACAAAATGATGAAATTATTAAACAACCTATTTTTATTAAATTTGCTCCAATTCTTGATCCTTTTAAGTATATGATTGGAAAGTATAATGAAATAAATAATTTTTCACTTCCAACTATTCAACCAGTAGAGAAAAATAATGGAATTGATAATAAAATTAATGACACAAATAATTCAGCTTATGTAGATGGGTTATTTTCTTTTCTTACAAGTAAATTATTAAACGAAACCAATTTTGTTCATGGGATTGATTTTTATGGAAGTTTTGTCGGAATAAAAAATAATTTTAAAGTAAACATTGCAGATGATTTAGATTATCTTACCAAATATGAATTTTTTAATAAAAATAGAAAAAATTTTTGTATTGAAGAACCCGAAATAAAATCATTACCACCTATTACTATTAATCATAGTAAAAAAGCAAAAATATCTTTTTCTTCTCTTGACGAAAAAATGTTTGATGATGTATTTATTGAAACTACTGATTCAAAAATGTTAGAACTAGAAGATGTAACTATTGAACACGATAACACTAATATTATTTCTTTAAAAAGTAATTCTTCTTGTTCGTCTAGAGTATCACATAGTGAGGATGAAGATGACGATGAAGAGGATGAAGATGAAGATGAAGATGAAGATGAAGATGAGGATGAAGATGAAGATGATGATGACGATGAAGATGACGATTATGATGTTGATGATGAACCATTTTATGCAACAATTCCAAAATTTCCAGTGAATATGGTTTGTATGGAAAAATGTATTGATACACTCGATAATTTAATTTTACAGAAAAAAATTCAATCTATGGATGAATGGTTCTCTACTTTAATGCAAGTAGTAATGATATTAATAACATATCAAAAATGTTTTTCATTTACACATAACGATTTACATACAAATAATATAATGTATATTTCTACAGAAAAAAAATATTTGTATTATTGTTACAATAAAAAACATTATAAAGTTCCAACACATGGAAGAATTTTTAAGATAATCGATTTTGGAAGAAGTATTTATAAAATAAATAATAAAGTATTATTCAGCGACAGTTTTAAAAAAGGAGAAGATGCAGCTACCCAATATAATTGCGAACCATTTTTCAATAATTCAAAACCAAGAATAGACCCCAATTACAGTTTTGATTTATGTCGTTTAGCTTGTTCTATTTTTGATTATTTAGTAAATGATATGGAAGAAATAACTGATTTAAATGATTGTTCTCCTATTGTAAGATTGATTGTAGAATGGTGTAAAGATGATAATGGATTAAATGTTCTATACAAAAAGAATGGAGATGAACGATATGAAGATTTTAAATTATATAAAATGATTGCTCGTTCGGTACATAAACATACACCTCAAGAACAATTAAAAAGACCTGAATTTAATAAATATTTTATTGAAGGAAAAAAAATATCAAAAACAGAGAAAATAAATATTATGAATATTGATTCATTAAAAATATATTAATATTTAATAATATTATATGTCTAAAACAGATATTCTTAGAAGATATTTATCAGACCCTACAGATGAACTTAGACAACCTCTTAATGTAAACGCTTATATGGAAAGAAAAGGTAAAAAGCCTGTTTATACTTTTAATCAACGATTAATGGAATGTGGATTTAACATTGGTAATGCCCAGCCTGCTTTTTTAATAGAAAACTTGGACCCTAATCCTATAATACTTGAATGGCTTGAG